GAAGAGTGACGAACTGAGTCATCGTGCGGCCCAGGTTCTGCATGCCCATGCCGACGCGGTTGACCTTCTGGGCCATCGTCGCGGACGAGGCCGCCATCTTCTTGCCGGCGGCCTCCGTCTGCGCGGCAGCACCATTCAAGCCAGCGGTAAGGCCCTTTGTATCGCTCGTGATGCGGATGACGAGTTCGCCGTAGAAGCTAGTGCCCATCAGAGCTCACCCTTCATCCGCTTCACCTTGACCTCGAGTGCCATGTCCAGCATCGGCCCAGGAGTGAGATCCTCCTGCTTCACGCCAGACTCGATCTCCATGAACGCCTGGTAGTAGCGGCGCAGACGCAGGATGCGACGACAGCGCGACGCATCCTGCCTGTCGGCCTCCTCTGGCGTGCAGTCGAACTCGCTGCAGATGACACTGGTCAGCCAATCCTCTGGCTCCTTCGCTGTCTTGTCGCCGCTCAGGTAGCGGTCGAACTCGGCCCATTCTCCAAAGGGACCGGGACTTCGCCCAGTCCGATGGCGGCGGTAATCTCGAACATCACCTGATAGGGCAGCTTGTCGATGTTCTCAGGCGTCACAGGGGCCTCGTCGCTCCAGCCGACGATGCAGGACTCGAGCGCGAGCCGCGAAAGCTCGAACCCCTGTACTTCGTCTGCGTCCTCACCTTCGCCGGCCTGTACCTTGGCCGCCTCACGGCGCATCTCACGAAGCCCGCCAATGGACAGAGAGCGGACATCGATCCAGTCCTTGCTCCCGTCGTCGTTCTGGATGTCTACGCGCTTCGTCTGATTCAGCAGTGACATTGGGGATCAGTCTCCTTCTCGTCAGGCCTCGGTGATGGTGCCGGTATAGCGCAGCGACGCCTGGTAGCCGTGGTACTCGCCAACCTCGAGCGTGCGCGTGTACTTCTCGATCCAGCACTCTCCGCTGACCGTCTTGCCGGCCTTGAGGGTGAGGACCGTGGAGCGCGTCACGGCGTGGGTGATATCCCCGATGTTGAGCACGGCGTCGGGGCCGGTCGTCGCGGTGTCGTCGTAGAAACCCTCGATGACCAGCGGATCACGCTTCTTCATCACGCCGATGATGTACTGCTCGTCCACGACACCGAACGGCGTCGCTTCCTTGGCCTCGCGGTTCACGACCACGTCGCCAATCTTGGTGATGTACTGAATGAAGCCGGTCGAGAGTGACCCACCGTCGGTGGTATCGATCTCAAATGCGACTTCGTTGCTACCTGCCTTAGCCAATGCAGGCTCCTTTCCTTATGGCGCCACGTAGACGCCGAGGACGAATGTCACGGTCGGTGAGGTGCCGCCTGAGTACGCCCAGGCCGCGGAGACGTATTCGTTGATCGTGCCGGTGAAGGTCTTGTACTCGGAGGCGATGCCGTCCTCGACGTTGGTCGGAGTGAAGGCCGCGTGCGAGTGCTTGTCGACGTAGGTGGTTCCATCAGTCGAATGACGCAGGGTGATCGTGCAGTTGGTCGGCGGCGTGCTGCCGTCCAGCGCGACGATGTGGACGACTGAGGCGCCGCCGTTGCTGCCGCCGGCAGGACACTGGACATCGTCGGCGTCGGTGTTGCCGGCGGTCGTCTCTGCCACCAGTTCGTGGACGACGGTCATGGGCTTCTTGCCGAAGTAGCAGCCGTAGCTGCCCTTGGCCTTGTGTACGTCGCCAACAGCGAGCTGCACGGTGTAGCCGACGCGGTCGACCGACTCGTAGCAGTCCATCCTCGTGCCGGCGACGTTGCCGTGCGGCGCGATCGACATCGGCAGGCTGACATCGCTGAGTTCCTTGAACGCCTCATGCGAGGAGCCCACGTCGTCATCGAACCAGCCCTCCTGCTCGATGGTCGTCTTTCGTGCGCCACTCGACCAGTAGGACTCGTCCTCCTCCCCAAGCGCGGGCGTCTCGTTCAGCTTGAGCTCGACTGTGTCCTCGAACTTGCTGTCGGAGCCGAGCAGACTGTAGGAGCCGAGCACATGGAAGCCGACATCCTTGGAGGCATACTTAGGCATTCGCCGTCACCTCCTCGACGGCCTCGTTGTCGAGCCAGGACTTCAGGATGGCCTCGTTGTAGGGCACGACCTTGTCGCCCTCCTTCGCGGACATCCAGCGGACCTTATCCATGAGCTCGTCACGGGCCGGGCCGTGCTCCATTTTGAGCGCGGCCTTCACCTTCTTCAGAGACTCGGGATCGGCGGGACAATGGAACCCGACGAGAGCCCGGTAGGTTTTCGCCATGCTCTACCTCCTGAACTCGTAGCCGCAGTCGTCGCAGACCCAGTGCTCTTTGGTTCCGAAGGTCGGCAGAGTGGTGCGGTTCTCATGCGTACAAGGTTGTGGACCGGGCTGACCCTCTGTGGCTGCCTGAGCGGGCGTTTCCGGCGCTGTCGGCTCCTCAGAAGGGTATTCCTGCATCAGTGCCACGAGGGCGCTGTCGATGGCTGTCCTGGCCGCTGCGAGAGCGGCGATCACTTGGGTATGGTCAGGCGCCGGCATAGGAGATCCTCACGTCGAGGTCACGCCTGTGCAGGCCGGTGGTCACGTCCTGGCTGCCACGCTCGTCCTCGTAGATGATCAAGAGCGAGGCGGCAGCGAAAGCGGCGCGCAGTGCGTCAGCGACGGACATGGCGCCAGCGTAGGTGTCGGCATAGATGCTGTACTGGATCCTCGGTTTCGAGATCGCGATGGCGCAGTTCATGCTCTGCTCCCGCGGCGTCGCGAACTGGTAGTAGACGATGAACGGCGTCACCACGTCGGCCGGTGCGTCGTCGGGGTACATGCGGCTGCCGATGAGCGCAGCGAGCCCAGCATCGGTGGACAGGGAGCTGTAGAGATCGGACCAGAAGCTCATAGGCCCATCCCGAACAGCGCCCGCAGCCGGCCGGCGAAGTAGTAGAGGATCGGCGCTGCCGCGGCGACGGCTCCGGTGTTGACGAACTTGTACGCCGGGTTGCCTGGATGCTGGACAGGCCCTGGGCCGAAGTACCACATGCCGGCGTTCTCCCACCAGAACTTGAGTATCCGCTGCCGGCGTGCGCTGATCGGGTGGCTGACGGAACCGAGCTCCAGCGGCTCGGCGTAGGGCAGACCCTTGCCGAAGCCGACGCTGATGCCGTTCTCCGTCTTGTAGAAGAGCCGGCCGCTGCCGTAGAGCTTGCCGGTGTCGATCAGTCCTTGCTGCGCGATGTTGGCCTGGATGCTCTCCTGAACCAACTCACCGCAGCGGTAGAGCCAGAAGGGCTTCTCGCGCTCCAGGGCGACCGCAGCGGCTCTGAACTTGGCCGCCAGCACGTCATCTCCGATGACCGTGGCGGTCACCATCAGATGTTCCCAGGCTCGATGGACTCGATCAGCAGCTCGGTGAACGTGCTGCTCGGGTCGTTGACGATGGAGATGATGGCCCACTCGAGGTCGTCGCTCGTCAGACGGACGCGATCTGAGTGGTCGATTTCGGGGTAGCTGCCGTTGAGCAGGACGCGGCGGTAGAGCGCCTCGAGGGAGAGCTTGCTCGTCGTGAACTCCTGCTTCTTCATACGGATGCTCACGTCGCCACCGACGACCATTGCGGAGAGGTTGACGTGGTCGAGCAGTGGCGCCCAGGTGTTCACCACCTCGCCGTAGTCGTCCGGCTCGCCAGAGGCACGCATGATCGTGACCTCAGCCTTGAAGAAGCCGGCGAGGCCGGCTTGTAGCGGTTTGCCGCCGATCAATGCGGAGCGGATCGCCATCAGATGCTCTCCTCCTCCTGCACCTTCCAGAACTTCTCTTCGCGCATGTCAGGGCCGTTGACGAGCTCAATGGAGAGGAACCCTGGGCCACCGTCACCGAGCTGCGCGTATTCGGCGCGCAGGGTCTTCGCCTGCGCTAGGAGCTGCTTTGCAGCGGACGCTGCATCGGTGACGATGGCTCCCATCAAGTTCACGACCTTCAGGCACAGGATCTCGTTGACCGCGATCGCCTCGAGAGCTTTCGCTGAGGCGAGCGCAACGGATCCACCGGACATGTCGAGGAAGGCTTGGTAGTCCTCGTCATCCATCACCTTGCGCGTGATGTCGGTGTCGCTGCAGTTCAGCCGCACCTTGCCGATGTCTGTGCTCGGGTCATACGTCCAGGTCATGCTGGCTTCTTCCTCGTCGTCCTACGCTTTGCAGGAGCCTTCTTGGCGGCCGGCTTCTTGGCCGCCGGCTGAGGAGCCGGCGCTGGCTCCGACAGGGTTACTGCCGGGGCCAGCGCCTTGTTGAGCTTGACGAGCTCCCCGTGGATTGCCACGAGGAGTTCCTCCGTCCCATTGATCGGGACTATGTCATTCGGGCCGCGTGGCATCAGGCTCAGGAGCCGGTGCCGTCCGAAGCCACGGTGGCACGAGGATCGATGACCACGCCGCCGTAGCAGTGACGCAGCTTGTGCTCGAGCTCGTCCTTCTCGAAGGACTCAGCCACAGTGCCACCGCCGCTGCGCGCGGCGTTCGGCACCTTGATGAACAGCTCAGGCGCCTCGTGACCACGCAGGCGGTCGAGCTGCAGTGCAGGACGGGCCGCGCCCGTGCTGGCGAACAGGAACCACGACGTGTCGGCGTTGCTTGTGGCGACCATGCCGATGTAGTCGTTGATCCGCAGCGTGAGCTTGCCGGCCAGCCAGTTGCGAGCGACGATCTGGTCGGCCTCGTTGTAAGCGCCACCGCCGGTCGCAGTGTTGATCTGGAGGGCGTTCAAGATGTTCTCGGCCGTCACCTGGAGCGCACGCGGGATGACCAGCGTGACGCCTTCGATGACGAGCGGGAAGCCGTCCACGTCGGTCTGACCTGAGAAGGCCAGGAGGCCGGCGGCGAGGCCGGCGACGCCAAGGACCGGGTTGCTCGGGATGATGTTGCCGTTGCCACCCGTGTAGACGCTGTCGTGCGGACCATCGGCGTCCACGAACATCTGGGTGATGGCGAGGGCCTCGGAGCGACGAGCGGCGAGCACGAGGCGGCTGGGGAGATCCCTCAGCGCGTCCAGGTCGTCGTTGATCATCGTCTCCCACGAGATGCCGAACCGACCGCCGTACTTGGCGACCTGGCGGTAGACCGGCTCCTCTTCACTCGGACCACGCTCGGGGTACTCAGCGCGCTCCCCGACCGCGTCCAGCACAGCACCCATGCCTTCGATGCCAAGCGCCTTGGCCTGACGGAAGTCGCGCAGGGTGCCGGTCTTGACGTAGGCGCTCCAGTCCGGCACCGAGGTGCCCCACTGGGCCATGAGCGAGCGATCGAGAATGTCGCCCATCAGATACGGGAAGTCTGCGGTGTGCGACGCTTCCTGCAGGACGAAGTTCGCCCTGCGGTCGCCGTTGTAGGCCTCACCGAGGATCTTGCTGAACTCAGCAACGGTCTTCTCTTCGACCTTGCCTTTGGCGAAGCCTTCCTTGGCCTCACCGGAGAGGAGAGTCTGCGCCTCGTTTGACGCGACGCGGGCCTCCTCGACCAGCTTCAGAATGTGATCTGCCATGTTGCTTTCCTCCTCGGCCTCAGTAGCCGATCTTGACCAGGATGGTCGAGGTGTCACCCGAGGCGACATCCTCCAGGGCGTAGCCCCAGCGGACACCGTTGGCGCTGTCGACGTTGAGCTCGTCGGTATCGAAGTAGATGATGTCGCCTGCCGTCACAGCGGCGTTGCCGCTGCCGTCCGCGCCGACGACTTCCGCGCGGATCACTCCCCTGGTCTGGCACGTCGCGGTCGTGGTCCCGGTGGCTCCGGTCGCGGTCAGGGTGTGGACGGGAAGATCTCCGACGCACATCGGGGTGCGCGCGGCGACGCTGGCGCCGACCACGAGCGGGATCTGGTCGGCCTGCTTGTAGACTTCATTCGTAGCCATATTGAGCTACCTCCTGTCAGCGGGCGCGCGCGGCCAGCTTGGCTGCGTCGTCCGAGAGGTTGAAGAACGAACCCAGGTTCTGCGCGATCGACTCGGTGACCTTCTCGGTCGCCGGCTCGCCGCTGGCGCTGCCCTGATCGGTGACCTTGCCGGCCCCGGTGATGCTCTCGATGTACTCGGCCTCGAGCTTGGCCTCAGCCTCGACGGCCTCCTTGAGGGCGTCCTTGTCGAGTTTTCCGTCCTCACCCATCTTGGGATCGGCGCTGACCTTGGTGACGATGCGCGTCTTGGCGGCGGCCGGGAGCTCGATGCTCTCGAGCAGCTTGTGGGCCTCGCCCTGCGCGTTGAGGATGGCGAGGGCGCCCGCGGCGCGGTCGGCGCGCTCGGACTCCTTCTTGGCCTTGTCGTTGGCTTCCGTCAGTTCCGTCTGGAGCTTGGTGATCTGCTCCTGTGCTTCCTTCAGTTCCATACCTTCATCCTCCTGGGATGGCTTGCTCTCGCTGACGTTGTCGTCCGCGTCTGCGTTCGCCTCCAATGAAACCACACGCGCGGCCTCATTCTGGTGCGCCCGAACGGATTCCATCAGGGCGAGCACCTTGCCGCCGGCACCTGGCTTAGTGACGAAGTCGACGCTCTCGCCCTTGGCGATCTTGGTGATGACACGGCCGGTCTTGCCTTCGACCTCGCCTTCCTTGAACGAACCGTGGGCGCGAATGGAGACGCCGATGTGCGGCGCAAGGGCGTCGATGACCTCCGAGTACTGCGGCAGGACACTGGCCCTGGCGTACAGGCCTGGTCCGGCGGCGCCGTCCTCGCGGAACTCGGGAGTGGACACGGTGACCGCAGCGAGATCGCGAACGCTACGCTCAGGCCGCTCTTTGGCTTCGGACTGGGTAGGGTGGTCAAGGTACATGTGGGTTCCCGCCGGCCACGCAGCCGGCCCGTCTTCGCGCAGCACATCGGCGCTGTAGAAGCCGCTCGAACCCCAGCCAGGCGCGATCAGCTTGAGGTCGATGGTGTTGTTCCTCCGTACCGCCTTCTCTTCGAGCGGGACGACGATCTCCGGGCCAAGGTCACCGATGGTCATCTCGGCAAGCCCGTCGGCGGGAATCTTGCCGGCGTCGATCATCTCTTGTCTCCACTGCTTGATCTCTTCTTCAGTTGGCATTTCTGTCTCCTTGGTCGAACCCAGGCGGGTAGGGTGTCCTGCCGGCGACCGTGGAGCCCCACGGCTGCACGGCGGCGTCGTCCGGGTAGGTGATGAGGGAGCAGCCGCAGTTGGGATGCTGCGGCGGTGCCATGTCTCCCGCGGGGAAGGCTTGGTTGAGCGGGATGGCGCCCGCCTCGTGGTTGTGGTCGCAGGGATCGTAGCGTGGGTGTAGCGGGCCGAGCAGCCACTCCTTGACCATCTTGTAGCCGGCCTTCTCCATGACGCCGGCCGACTCCATCTCGGCAAACGACCATGCCTTGCTCGCCTCAGTGACGGCGATCTTGCGGGCACGGGCGATGCTCATGTCATCGAAGGACGACATGATCCGCGTGGCGATCGTGTCGATGGAGTCGCCACGAGCGAAGGCGTCGGCCAGCATCTTGCCCATGCGTTCTTTCGTGTAGGTGTTCAGACCTTTGACGAGCTCGGCGCCATGCTCCCGCAGGTAGCTCTCCGCGGCGATCGAGCGGATGTCGCCGGTGATTCCGTACTTGGACAGTCCTGAATGGACGACCGCCGTTGTCAGGGCAGACAACAGGCCCGGCCGCAGGGCTATCACGTCGCGACTGAGGCGCGCGGCCAGGGCCGCGGTGATGGCGGCCAGGATGATGGCGATCGCGCGGTCGTCGTCGTCCTCCTCGTCACGCTTCGCCTCACCGAGGTCGGCGGCGAAGATGGCGAGCAGGATGTCGTACGCCTGGCCGCGGAACACGTTGAGCGCGTCGCGCTCGATCTGGTTCGTGGCCGGCACGAGGACGGAGACGCGGTGGTAGTAGAGCGTCTTCTGAAGCGCGAGCGTCAGCGTCTCCTCCAGCATCAGTAGACCTCGATGGGTCCGGCCTCGAGGACCGGGATCTCGGGGTTGTCGGTGATCTTGATGAACACGTACCAGGGCGTGTGGCTGGCGGTCAGCTCCACTTCCCCGGTGGGGCCGATGAGGCAGCGCACCATGTCCTGATTGCTGCCGTCCTCCCACGAGGCGGCGTACCACGTCGGAGTCGCCGGCAGCGTCTCCGACTGGCTGAAGGTCATCTCGACGGTGTCGCCGGTCGGGTCATAGGCCACGCCGCCCTTCTTGGCCGTGACCGGCACCTTGATGTACTCAAGGGACTGGCTGTTGATTCTCAGCATCTGTCCTCCTACCTGGGCTTCTTCGCTGACCAGCCGCGCTCTGGATCAGAAGCGAACCAGCCGGCGTCACGCCTGATTATGGATGTCCTCCAGCCACTCTCTGGCGCAGTGAGGCTGACGGTGAGGTCGTTGCCGATGTGGCCCGGCGTGACGGTGACGGCCGTTGTGGACTGCAGCGAGAGCGTGATGACCTTGTCCAGCGGCACCCAGGTCGGCTCGACCGTGACCGCCGTCGTGCTCTCTCTGGCGAGCGTCACATCGTGGACGGCGTGAGTGATGCTGCCGGCGGCGGTGACCACGCTCGCGGACTCGAGGGCCAGCGTGATCTGCCACGTCGCCTGGGTAGACGCCGGCACCACGGTGACGCTGGTGGACGACTCAAGGGCCAGCGTGACCTGATAGGTGCCAGAGGAGGCCGGCAGCACGTACACGTCGGTGGACGACTCCAGCGCGAGACTGATCTCGATGACGCGGTTGGCGGCGACGGCGACGGCGGTCGTGGACTCGCGGGCGAGCGCGACCTCCCAGACCGCCTCGGTCTTGGCCGCCGCGGCGCTGACCGCCGTGGAGCTCTCGAGCGCGAGCGAGATTTCGTGCGCCGCGTGGGTGACCGCACCGGCGGCTGCGACTGAAGTGGTGCTCTCGCGAGCCAGCGTAACCTCGTGGACCGCTTGGGTCTGCTGCGGCGCGACGCTGACCGCGGTGCGCGACTCCAGCGAGAGGGTGACGAAGGAGGCGCCACTCTTGCCGGGGACCACGGCGACCGTGGTGGCCGACTCGCGGGCGAGGCTGATCTCCCAGGTAGCGTCGATCTTCGCCGCGGTGGCCGTGACCGCCGTGCTGGACTCGCGCGCCAGGGTCACTTCATGGACGGCGTGAGTCAGCGCGCCGGCGGCGGTGACGGCGGTCGTACTCTCCAGGGCCAGCGCGACCTCGTGGACCGCCTGCACTTGCTGGGCGACGACCGTGACCGCGGTACGCGACTCCAGGGCGAGCGAGATCTCCGCACTGCCACTCTTGGCGGGAGCAGCGGCGACGACGGTGGTGGACTCCAGCGCCAGCGTGATCTCCCAGATGGCGTCTGTCTTCAGGGCGGCGACAGTGACGGCGGTGGCCGACTCAGTGGCGAGCGTGATCTCATGAGCGGCCTGCGTCTGCGAGCCGACTGCCGTGACGGCGGTGCTGCTCTCACGCACCAGCACGACCTCGTGCGTGGCGTGAACCTGCTGCCCGATCGCCGTGACGACGGTGGCCGACTCGGTCGCAAGGACAACCTCATGGATGGCCTGAACCTGCTGGGCTGCCACGGTGACGGCAGTGGCCGACTCCAGCGCCAGAGTGACCTCGTGAATGGCCTGCGTCTGCGCCGGCGCCACAGTGACGGCGGTGCGCGACTCAAGGGCGAGCTCGATCTCCTGGCTGCCGCTCTTGGCCGGTGCGACGGCGATCGCGGTGGTGGACTCGACGGCGAGCGTGACCTCGTGGGTGGCATGGACGACGGTGGGTCCGGGCGTCGTGTAGTTGACGATGAGGCGCGGGCGGTACTCAGGGTTGGTCGTCTCGAACTGCGTGTAGATGTTGCTGCCCACGCTCGTGCCGGTCTGCGTCCGCATGTTGGTCGGCGTGAGCGAGAGATACGTACTTCCGCTGCGATTGACCATAGCTGCCGCACCCGACTGAGGAGTCCAGTCCCACGTTGTCACGTCGCCGGTGTTGCTCGCGGCATCAGACAAGGCGAAGAAGTACGAGGAGTGGAGGGAGGAAATCTCCGCGCTCGTCAGGTGGTCATAGGTGGTGAAGCCGCCGGCCGACCAGTCGTTGACATGAGCCTCGAAGTCTCCAGAACCGACAGCACTGGGCCACACAGGCCGCGTCATCGCGAGGTCAATGGAGTTGATGGTGGCGTCAGACGGGATGTTGTTCGAGTCCGTCAGGAAAGCGAGATGGAAATCGTAGACCTCCCAGTAAGTGGATGCCGTGATACGGATGAACGACTGCGCGGTCTGGTCGGTCCCGTTCGCCTGCTCCTTCGTCCATAGTTCGGAGAGGGAGGACGCGCTCGTCGGCGTCTGACCGCCCGAGTTGCTGGCGTAGATGGTGACCGTGCCGCTGCTGCCGATGGCCGCCGACGTGCTCGACTCCAGCGCCAAAGTGACCTCGTGCGTGGTCCCGCCGGGAGTCTCTGAGCCGACGACCGTGACGGACGAGGTCGACTCGACCGCCAGCGTCACTTCCCAGGTGGCATGCTTGACCGCGGCCCGCGCGAGGATGCCCGCGTCGTAGTTCTCGCTGATCTCGTCGGCAGTGAGGACGCGGTTGTAGAGACGGACGGTAGCGATGGAGCCGTAGAACCCCAGGGACTGAGCGCCAGTGTGATAGCCCGAGCCGATGCAGAAGTGATCGTCAGTAATCTGTGGCGTTGCCATCCCCGTAGCGGTGTCGATGTAGTTGCCATCACAGTAGACGGCGCAAGCGCCGTTGTTGAACGCATAGACGACGTGGTGGAAGTCACCGTCGTTGATGGCTGACACCTGAGTGCTGTCGCCCGTGTTGTTCGTCCACAGGGTGATGTTGGTCGTCCCGGTGACGGTCGATGTGGCGAAGTAGTAGGAGTCGGCGTAATACTTGCCAGCGAACACATGGTTGTTCTCGGTCGTCCACGCCGCCCAGACCTCGAAGGTGAAGGTCGTGGTGATGTCGAAGACCGCATCGTCGCCGCAGTCCATCGTGGCTGTACCGTCGAGCAGCAGGGCGTAGGGACTGGCATCCGTTCCTGAGCCGACCCAGCCCTCGGTCGCGTCCCAGTCGAAACTGCCAAGCGCCTGAGCGTTGTTACTCCCGATGAGGTCATCCCACGTACTCGTCGGGTCGGTGTTGTTGCCGGGAGCGTTGTCGGTGAAGCTCATATAGAACGGGAAGGTCTGGAACTGGCTCGTGCCTGACCATGTATTTGTTGCAACCGGCCAGTTGTCGTATTCAACGGTGCCGCGATAGTTGCCGAGTCCGCTTGAGCCGTCCCAGTGCGAGATGATGCCGGTAGCCTCGTTGCCACCAGCGAAGCCGATGGCGTAGTCGTCTGGCTCCAGCCATACGGGCGCGGTGAGCGGGAAGCGAACCCATGCGCCGGGCTGGTTCAGCGCGAAGGGGATACGGGCAGAGGACGCTATCAGCGGAGTGTTTGACACCCCTTCGAGATAGATAGCCGCTTGCAGGGTGCAGGCTTGGTTCCCAGCATAGGAGTTCCCGACCCACGCCCAGACGGCATCCACATAGCCCGCCTCGGTCAGCGTGGTCTTCTGCATCAAATACCAGTCGTTGCACCCGTCGTAGATAGTAGTCCCGGCGGCAGTGACGCCAACTGTTCTCGGAGCAGCCAGCCCAGCCACGTACTCCGCGACAAGGCCGAGGCCAGTGACGTTGCGGATCTTGACGGAGGTGGTGCTCTCCAGGGCCAGCGCCACTTCGTGGGTGGCGTGAGTGACGACGACGGCCGGAACGGGCACCAGCACGACGAGGCGCTCGGCCAACTGGCTCGTTGCGCCGTAGCTACAGTTCTGAACGGTGAGTGTCCCGGCAGAACAGTTGTCGCGCGTGGCAATGCGGACTTGGTTCCCACTGTGCCGAGCGATAAAGTTGGTCGGCGGCTGCAACGAACCAGCGTTCGTCCAACCCAAGAAGAGGCCGACCGCGCATGACCCGGCTTCGACATCGGCGGTCATCGTCGGGTACTCGGAGGTCGAGGTGCCGGTATCGAAGTCGGTCGGCCCGAACGGACTACCCGCGGCAAGGCACCCACGAACGGCTACGATTGATCCCTCGACATCCTTCGAGCCGTCCCAACTGAACGTATAGGTGCTGCTGCCGGCACCCGTGAGCCTCTTCCAGAAGTGGCGCGCTGAATACTGGGAGATATTGACATAGTCGGGTCCGTAAAGAGCCGTCCACGTTCCGTCAGGAGGCGTCACCGCGCCATCAGCACCGACCTCCCAGAAGTCGTGGTACACCGTCGCGACGAGAATGTCGTCAGCTTGCGTTCCCGCTGGAGTATCAAGGGCGATGCTCGTGCCCCGAGTGCCTGATGTGTGCTCTGCGCCAACGTAGTAGGCGACGTTGCCGATGGACACGCTCGTCGTGCTCTCAAGCGCCAGCGTCACCTCATGTGTCGTCCCGCCAGGAACCTCTGTCGGAACGATCGCGACGGAGGAGGTGGACTCGACCGCGAGGGTGATCTCGTGGATGGCGTGGGTGACGACGACGCCGGGCGTCGAATACGTCGCGTGGATCTCGTCATCGGGACCCCAGGGCGACTGCCCAACCGGGAAGGTCGCGTAAGGAGTCTCGTTCCAAGTGGCCCCAGACCAGATGCCGACCTGGCCGCTCTGCGTCGACTGAGCGACGTAGATGTCGCTTCCGACTTTCCACTGGTGGACGAGCCAGTAGTTGCCCGGCTCAAGCGTGGCGTCTCCACCGATGATGTCCTCAGTGTGGACGCTGAGAGCGGAGTCGCTCGTCGTGAGAGTGTGGATGCCGGTGTAGCACTGGAGCGCGCCAGGGTAGTCGCTGCCGTCGTCGGCGTAGATGAGCAGACGACCCTCGGCGTAGGTCCCGCCTGCATACCGCGCGCGGATGCTCATCGAGGTGACGGTGCAGGACTCGCTGAGAGTGAAGCGCCGAGCCTGCAACTCGTTGCCGGCGTAGAGGCCGGTGGTCCCGCCGCCGTCAGTGGAATCATCACCAAGCACTCCAGTGCTGCCGATGGTGACCGCAGTCGTGCTCTCCAACGCGAGGATGATCTCGTGGATCGCCTGCGTGACCAGCGGCTCGACGGCCACCGAGGAGAGGCTCTCAAGCGAGAGGGTGACCTCGTAGACGGCGTGGGTGATGGACCCGGCAGCCGTGACCGCGGTCGCGGACTCCAGCGCCAAGGTGATCTCGTGGGTCGTCGTCCCAGGCACCTCAGTCGGCGCCGCGGCAACCGAAGTGGTGGATTCAAGCCCAAGCGTGATCTCCCACGTCGCGTCAATCTTGCCGACGCCAGGAGCGATCGCGTACTCCCACCACTCATCGACGTTCGGGCACCACATCTCCTTGGTGGTGGCCGCATAGGTACAGACGTCGGTGAACTGCTGCGTCGTCATCGAGGTGCCGTAGTGGGCGTTGCCGGGGTCGTGGACAAGGGCGACGACTGCCTCACCAGTGTTGACCGCGATGTCGATGAGCGCCTGCCATGTCGCGAGGGAACTCTGCTCC